TGAGCTTCTCCTGAAACTTCTCTCAGTTGAGCATCCAATTGTTGCACTTGTTGATCGAGTTGTCCTAATTGGTTATTTTCAGCCTTTTTCTTATTTAATGCTTTAATTACATCAGATTTCATTTTGGTTAGTCCATTAGCTGTAATCATTTCTAAAATAACTTCTGGATCTACAATTCCTCCTTTAGCAAATTCTGTTGATAATTGTTTAATAGTTTCTAATTCTTTTTGAATTTCAGAACTATCTACAATATGAACATCAAAGTCTGTAAGAGAATAATGTTCTGGTAAAGCAGTGAAGATTTTATTTAAATTTTCTCCCAAAATTAATGTTCCAGAAATTCCTTTTTTATAAACAATCTTACAAATGTTTAGAATGTCTATAAGAATTTCTCTAGTCATTAAATCCATTACTTGATAATATTGTTTAGTAATTAAAGACGAATTTCTAATTCCAACCTGTACATTTGTAACAGCATCTCTTTGTTCTACTCCGCCTAATTTTTCTCTAAATACTCCAGTAATAGTTGAAACTTGTTCTTCTAATCGTTGTATTGCTAAGTCAAACGCTTGTATTGTATTAAGTTTTAATGTATCATCAAATCCGTTGAAAGCAGTATTAATCATATCTCCTTCTTGTGAAGAATCATATACTTTTATACCAGCTTTTCCATAAGCTTTGAATTTCATTAATCTTTCTGCTAAATCTTGTCCAAGAATTTTTGGTAAATGTGCCAAATCAACTCAGTCACCTACAGAACCTGCTTCTGAAATAACATTATCTCTAAGGAAATTAATTAAATCATATTTGTCTTGTATGGATGCTGTTGCAAGTATCAAAGAGAAAGGATCTCCATTCCTACTAGCATAGAACATACCATTTACTGTTAATGCACAATGTTTTGGATCATCTATACTTCTAACAACATCTTCTGACTTACCTTTAGGAAGATAAATAGAAGAACCAATTCTCACACCCTCATATCTATTTGTAACGTATTCTTTATCTTCTTTATCAGTCTGTAATCACTCTACTTCATAACAAGGATATAATCTAAAATATTTAGAAGTATTTCTTTCATAAGGTAACAAAGGAGATATGTCAAATCCTCCAAGTATTCCATCAGAGATAGTGTTCCCAGTTACATTATCATAACTTCTTAAGTATGTTGTGGTAGAACCATCCTGACTATAAGCATCCATTGAATCTAAAGTATCTAGATCTTCTTTTTTAAGAATATCGCCATACTTTGCTAAAATTTGATGTTTAGTAAGATATTCTCTTACAACTGCTCTTGAAGAATCTTTAAGATATGGTGATTCTGGATTCCTATCAATAAAAGTATTTATAGGATTTAATATTTTTAAGTTTGCGTTAGTTTTTCCTGATGATGGAGCAACCTTATAATAACAAGTTCCAGTAACTAATAAATCAGTAAGAACTGTTTTTCTTTTTTCTCCAAAATCAATATTTCTACTCTGCATAGACCAGTCTACAATATTTTGAGCAGCTATTTCATAATTAGAAATAAAATTTCTATCTAATGTTTCTATTATTCCAGCAATTCTAGCTTCTACTTCTTTATCAGATGTAGGAGGTTGACCATTTATTGCAGAATGTATAGTATTTCGTAAATGACTTTTTAATTCTCCAACAACAGCATCATTAATTGCTTTTTGTTTATCTCTATTTATATTAGAGAGGGTTTCAGAATCTTTACAAGATACTTTAGATTGAACAGGAGTAGATAAATATTCTCCAATCAATACATCAATATGTTTTTTAACTAATGGAACAAATTCAACAGAAGTAGGAGTTCCTATACCATAGTTCTCCTCTAAATGTCTAAATTGTTCTGGATCTCTTTTACCATGATAATAATTATAAGCTTTAATTAATGAAGTTTTTTCATAAACTAATTCATTAATAGCTCTATCTATTTCAAGGATAAGTTTTTGTTCTTTTTCGCTATTCTTCTCTCGTATCATTTGTCCTCTCGGTTTTATATATATCTAATCTCATATAATTTCTTGTGCGAAGTTCTTCATATATATAAGCTAAAAAGTCGTCGTCAGAATTAGCTTCATACATATTTACTGTAGGAACCATATAAGATGGAATTCCCATTTTAAATTTATATACCGTAAGTAATTGATCTACTTCAATAAAACCCTTATACTCCGCTTTATAAAGAGTCTTTATATAATCAAGAATCTGCGCTACTAATTCTGGTCTTTGCATTTCTTTCTTCTTCTGTTTTAGGTATTAGTCCATAATGTCGGTATCCTTTACTATCTTTATATCAACCTATATCTCTAAATTGATTTGATACTTGTTCTCTTTCTACCGGTTTCTTAGAGGATAACTCTTCATCTCCTAATTCCGCCATTCCTGTCGCAGCCACAATATCAAATTCCTTTTTCTTATCATCAGAATACCTTAATAATTGAGTAACCATTTCTAAAAAAGCAATAGTGTGACCATAATCTAATATAAAGTCATAAATCAATTCTCTATAATGTTCAATTACTTTTACTGTTGCAGGAGTTCCATACATTTTAGAATTCCCCTTTGCAATATCAGGCATTGTAGCTCTTGGTCTTTTCATTAATAAATGAAGATATTTTGCTTCTCTAAAGTATGTAAGAATTGCTGTTCTCGTGCTTTCTAATACTGCTTGACACCCATAGTAAGTTAAAAGTTTAGCTGCATTTTCATAAGCCTCTCTTAAATCTCTAGGTCTGTCTTTATACATTGCAACATACATTGGATCAGATTGTCCAAAAACTCTTTTCTTAATTACTATACAAAACTCAGAACCATTTTTTTGATCTGATGAATCTTGTACACCTAAGTCAATAGAGTCAATTCCCCCTACATATAAGTTTTTATAATCTAATCCTGCTTCTGAAAATAAAGGATGTTCTAATATTAGAATTTTGCCATTATCTCCATCTCGTCATTTAACTCCTGTTGCAACTCCTTGATCATCTCTTTTTCAAGTAAGATGTCCATTTTTTGGTATTGGAACTGTTTTATAAATAGTAATAGCAGCTTCTTGTTCAGCAAGTTCTTCTCTTGGAAATATATTATCTCCTTGTTGAGAAAGTGCTTCTTCAATTGTATAACAATATTCTGCTTTGTAAATGAGTAATGCTTTTGGATCGGCAGCTTTTAACCTTCTTTTTTCATCAAAATATTCTTTTGCTAAATCTGGATCAACTCAACCTCTTTTATCAACCAAATTTGCCGTACTATCAAGTACATTTCTAAAACACGGTATAAACATTGCAGTCAATATCTCTCTACCATCAGGAGTATATTTATGTTTGTATTTCAAAACATTATATACATCTGGTTTAGTTACAAGATCTCGAATACCTTCAACAGATTTCCCAGAATCTCCTCCAGTACCTCACGCAACCCTAGTACCAATTCTTTCTCCCATTACTGTTATGAGGGCTTCTCCTTGTAAATAACTTTCCTTAAAAACTGGATTAGAGCCTATCTCTTCATAAAATAATCTTTCAACACGATCTCCCCTAATTTTTTCAGAAGAATCCGCAATTACTCCTTCAATTTCAGACATTCTACCAAACTCTCGACCATCTTTATCTTTTAAAGAAGCTCTTTTGTGGTCTTTAGTATTTATAACCATCCTAGCTAATCTAAAAGCTCCGTCTGTTTCATCATATAACCAATCTAGTTGTGACCAGATTTTAGCTAGTAAAGGAGTCAGGTGGTTTTTAGAATAAGCTGTTGCTAATATTCTATAATTTTTTGTTGTTATAAAAGGTCTTGCACACAAAGATGCTGCCATTTCAGAGAACCCTAAAGAACGAGCTTTTATTAACCCACAATCTTTTCCTAGAATTTCGCACATTTCAACATAATGAAAATATTCGTATTGAAATACAAAAAATGTAGGAAAAGCTAAATTACGTCCAGCAGATGCTTTTGCTCCTTTTTTAGAAGTTTTTAGTCTATAAAAATTCAATCAAAAGTAATTATCGCCAGTTATTCTATATCCGTTAAGTTCATACCCATTAATACATCTTTTTTTTCTCTCGGATCAAAAATCTCTGTGGGATTTAGAACCAATTGTTAGATTAGTATATCTTTTAGTTTTCAGTTTAATAATAGCATCTTGTCTAAATCAATCTGGATCAAAATCTAATCCAGATGTTTTATTCAAAGGTCGATATTTTGTTATTCAGTATGAACACTCTGGATCAAAAAACTCTATTTCATCATTTGGTCCATAATCTCATTTAATTCCATCTATTTCTACCATAGATTAATCATCATCATAATCAAACATTCCTACATCTTTGTCTCCGCGCAATTTAGTTCCATCGGTGTCTTCCCCTTTTCTAACCTGCTTTTCTAGTTCTCTTAATCCACCAATCAAGTCTTTACAACCTTTGATTTCAGCAATTAAATCTTTACTTTTAAAAATTGGTTTACCTGTAAGTGGATCTCTCTCATTTAGATCTACATGTTCTAAATAATATATTTGACTTTCTACTGCCATCATTGCTGACTTTAATAGTCTCATCTCTAATGAAGAGTTTTGAATAGCGTCGTATTTTTTACACGCTTCTCTAAATAAAGAATCATTAAACTCTTCTTCTGTCAATTCAGAATCAATTAATGCTTCTCTATGTTTTTCTTGCTCAGGAAGAGGAAAATAAGGACTTTTTCCATCAAAGAATAGATAAATATATTTTAATTCTTTAAATGCCTTTTCTTTTTTCTTTCCTGTTTTATCAGTTTTTGTTATGTTTCTTTTAGTTTCTAAGAGATCATGAAGTTCTTTAATTAAAAATAAAGATTCATCCTCAATATTTAATTGTCCATTTGCATTATCATATTCAAAAAATTTCATTTATCTTATTCTTAAATTAATCATTTTCTCTGTTAACTTCTTAACCTTATCAATTTTTCCACCAACTTCATTCTTTTTTACAGAACAACCACAAGCACATTTACTTGTAATTTTTCCACCATCTTCTTTAGTTTCTACAAGATCACAACCACAACCACATTTTTTAGCCTTCATTTTACTACCTTTTTTATAAGATTGTAATTTTTGAAGATTCTTTAATTTTGCTCCATTTTTTGCGGACTGTACTTGTGCAATGTCTGAATATTCTTGATCTAATTCATTCCAATTTTCTTCTGATAATTTAGACAGTTCATCTGTCAAAGTTTGAACCATTTCTGGATCTTCTCCTATTAATGCAGCTCATTTTTCTGGATCTTCAACTTCTCCATATTTCTCAGGATTTAATTCCCTTGATTTTAAAAAAGCATAAATAGAAATTAGTTGTTGTTTTCTTTCTTCTGTCATTATTATTTAATTTAAAACTCTCCGAAGAGAGTTTATTAGTTATATCTTCTCTAAATCTTTTGTATTGAATGTGTCTGTTTGAATAAACCCATCTTTTGTAAACCATTTACAAACAAGTCCTTGAAAGTAAGTGTTCTTTACACCATTTAATGTCATAGTACTTGTTGCTTTTTTAACAACTAACATTATTGGGGAATTTGGTAATTTCTTTACTTGAACTGTATCTCCTGGGAGAAAGTATTGTTTTTCTAAAAGTTCCATAATTATTCTTTTAATCGTTCTTTTAATCCTTCATTTAAAATAACAAAAATGTTACCTTCTACTAGAACTTCATATCCAAGAGAAAAGAAAGGTAGAGGAGCTGTTGCTCTTGATTCATAAAATACATCGTCACCTGGACGTACTATTTTACAATCTGGACCTACTTCAATTACTTTAGCACATTGAATACCTTGTTTCATTTTATCTTGTTCTCCTGTATCAGGATTTTTAAAAGAACCATCATAATCAATTAGAATTCCTCCTTTTGAAATAGTCTTTTTATAAGGATTAGAAGGATAAGGAAGAATTACTACCTTACTACCAATAGGTAACATTTCTAAATTTTCTAACTTTGCTTCTAATTCTGCTTGTTTTTTCTTTTCTAATTCAATCAACATTTCTGCTGCTTCTTTAGCTTCTTTTTCTTCTTCTCTTTTTTTGCTTAAATTTTCTAAAAGGAGTCCTTCATTAAACTCATGTTTTAGATTTTTTCCCATGTACACTGTTCCATTTGCTTCATTTAAAGTCTTTGTCATAATTCATTATCATTTTTTAATTGGACATTTGGCTTCTGGTACTCTAGCTTTACTCTGTAAAATACATGAGCAACCATTTATAAACCCTTTCTTTTTTACCGTTGAGGTTTCATCTGTTTCAGGATTAATCCATAACTTACTATTACAGACTTCTCCAAATATATCATCTATTTTTAAAAGTTTACACTTTCTACAAATTTTAATTCTTTCTTTATATAAATCTTGTTGTTTATTCGTAATATTATTATAGAAACCTTCTGCAATTTGTTGAAACTGATTCATTAGAATATTATTTTTTCTCGTTCTTTTTTAAATGCTTGATGCTCTAATTCTTTTTTATAGTAAGCAAGCATTCGCTCAACATCGTTTTTAAGGTATTCACATTCATACTGTGTAGTGTTTCCATCATGATCATAATGAATGATATATAAACCTTTCATAAAAAGATTTGGATTAGATTTGAGAACCATCCACATATATAAAGATAATTGTAAACTATAATGAAGAAAGTTAGCATCATCTAGGTTATTCAGAGGATACTTCATCTTTGTTGATTTCTTTGTCTTCTGATTAAAGTAAGATTTTTGATCAATCTTCTTATTCGTTTTAAAATCTAGAATATAGACTCCTCCATCGTGATCAATTACTAATAAATCAACTTGTCCTGCTACTTTTAATTTTCTATCATCTGAAATCCTATACAATAATATCTCAGGATAAATATTTCCAGGAATTAGTTCTTTTGTATTCTCACTGAATCTAAATTCCCCAGGAATCTTTCCTCCTAAACCCAATACTTCCATATCGGTTTTAGATTTAGACATCATTAAATTTTCCATATCTTTATGAATTCCAGTACCTCTAAAACAAGATCTTTCTCTTTCTTCATCATATGAAAGTCTAATAAGTTCTGCTTCTTTTTCAAGTTCCTCTATTGTTAATCCATAAAATTCTGTCCATTTATGATCATATTTTTTGGTTTCTAATAGGGATATTTTAGCTGTTGAGGAAGGTCCTCTTTTTTCTACTTTTGCCCTAGCTGTAGTTGTTACAGGGCCATCAAATTCATCTTGTCCAACAAGTTTTTGTAAGGCTTTGTATCTACTCCAAAATTCTGCATCAAATTCTTGTGTGAATCGATGAATCAATGTAGTACAAGAGATCATATCTGGATCTTTTCCTTTTTCAAAATACTTGTGTTTTTCATCATTAAAACAAATCACTCCATCGAATGATTGTTTATCAATTTGCATATTCATTTTCTATAACTTATCATGTAATGTATCAAAGTTCAAAAAAGAACTTATAATCTGTGCTGTTCCAGCAACTCTTGGTAATGATACCTCTCTACTGAATTCTCTCTCATTTACTGTTGTAGCAACAACAAATCCAATAGTATCATCTACTCCATATAAACTATAAAATAAAGCAGAATGTACACCATTTGGTTTCATAAAACTATATAAAACCGGACAGTTTACTTTACATTCTTCTATATCTTTAACATAGTAATATCCTTTTTCATCTAATCTTTCTAAAAATTCTGCAACAATTGCGGTATTTATTTTTTGATATTGTGATGATACAGAAGGTGTATTATGTGTAACAACTTCACAAGTTGCAGACATATACAAAAAAGGTAATCCAACTAAGTTAGAACTACCATTTGAGAATTCAAATACCAACACTCTATCAGCCTTAATTTCTTTGGCCAATTCTGATAATTCTGCTCTTACTTTAGGTGTAATATTTTTTCTATGTTTTGCGGCAAAGGTGTGTCTATCTTCTTTTTCTTTTCATCTATTTTCTAGAAATTTTATTACTATAGAAGAATAATTTTTTAATAATAAGAATCCCCCATAAATTATAACAACTATTACAACTATTATAATTGCAGCAGTTTGGCCATAATATTCAACAATTTTACTAAACAAGTTTAATAAGTCAGTCATTTAATCTATATTTATTTATATAAAAGTTTTAATTAGTTCTTATTGCAAAGATATGAATTATTTCTGATATAAAACATTTTTTATATTATTTTTAAAATTATTTTACTTAATTCTAAATAAACTTTACAATTTAATAGATAATAAAAAAGGAGACAGTTTCCTGCCTCCTATATTACTATATACCTCTTTCTCTTAACTTGTCTAAAATTTTTGGAATTAATGGGTTCCTAACACAATCTTCATCTAAAAATTCTACTGTTCCAATATAATCTTCATCTCTAAAAAGATCAAGTACTTCAGCTAAACAAGATTCTGACTGTTTCTTTCTATCAATTTGCTCAACATCTCCTAAGAATACGTACTTAGAATTAGTTCCTATACGTGTCATAATAGATTTAAATGCATGACGTGTGAGATTTTGGGATTCATCAATAATTACAACAGAATTATCAATAGATAAACCTCTAATATATGCTAATGGTAAAACTTGAATTATATTTTGTTCCATTAATTTTTTAGAAGTATCTTTTCCACCAACTTTATCAATATTTCAAGTAAAAGACATCATAAATGGATCTAGTTTTTCAGATAAAGATCCTTTAAGAAAACCTATTTCTTCTCCTGGTAATGTTGTGACTGATTTTACTAGAACTATGTTTTCATAACCTTGATTTAAAAGAGACAATGCTGTAGCAACAGCAGCAAAGGTCTTCCCAGTTCCACTAGGTCCAATTGCAATTGTTATTTCATTCTCTTCAATTGATGTTACTAACTCTGCTTGTTTATCTGTTCTTGCTACAAATCCTCTAGCAAGTGAGGTCTTTTTTTCTGGTTTCTTTGACTGATTTGTTTCTAGGAACTCTGTCACTTGTAACTCTTCTTCCGTAGATAATCTACGTTTTCTTCCCCGCCCCATAAATTAATTTTTAGTTAATACTTATTTAAATACGTGTAATTTCACACTGTGAACCACTGCAAGCAGTTGCTGCAAAATCACTTACACTCTTGAACACTGGTTTCCTTAATATACTTCCAAAATCTACTTCTTCAAAGTTACGAACAACAAGTTCCCATTTATGAAGTAAATGTACATCTTTAAGACAATAAATCATTTGAGTAATATCCCCATCAAAGAAATTATTAGCAAACTTTTTAGCCCTATCTAACCAATACTTTTTTAACATTACTTGTTCTCTTGTACCCGTAACAGGAATACTTTTATCTTTTATAGTTTCACAAGCAATCCATAAATTATTATTAAAATTATGTAATCCGTCTACAATTAATCCGGATGCAAATAATGCTCCTTTACCGTATGTAGAAATAATTTCTGATAATGAACTTACTGATGTAAAAGGTGCTTGTATAAATTCTTTATCTCCATAATCAGAAATAAAAGACACTGCTGTAAAATCAGATTTATTATTCCAAATATAGTCTATAACATTTTGTTTATGATCTACTATAACTGTACAAGATACATTATGATTTACATTAGGATAAGCACATAATTCTCTATTAGTTCCTTCTGCAACCCAATATTTTTGAACTAACTTAATATATTCTAAGTGTTTTACTCCTTTAATATCTTTTTTAAATAAACCTTCTTTTGGATTTTGAATAGGAACATAAACTACATAATCTGAATTAGTGTTTGACCAATAACTATCTTCAAGTAACTGTGGCATATTTTCATTCAACCATTTTGCGGTATCATTTTCTTTATTCAATTGCATTATGCGAAAATATCTTTCAGAATGTTCTGGATGAATACCTGAAGCTGTTCCTAATACTACAGATGCGTTTCCGCTTGGTTTTATCGTTGATGTCCTCGCAGCTTGATTAATTCCTATAAGAGATGCAATTTCTTTATTAGTTTTTTTAACAATTTGAGCTCCTTCTTTTAAAATTTCTTTGCTAAGTAAAGATGGGTTGTTCATTAATCCAGTAATAGATACTCCAATAAGTGCTTCTCTTTCTACTATTTTTTGAGTAATCTCTCCTAAATAAGGAAAGTATGTATAGCCCGCTTGAACAGTTCCTAATATAGTTGCTGCCCTACACGCTTTATAAAAGTGATCTATTGTTGTACAAGCTTCTGCATTTATCTCTGTAAGATTGCAAACTTGCACTCCCATTAAATCTTCGTGTTTTTTAATAAATTCTGGTAATTCTTGATATGTTATTGACTCTAAATCACCTTTAAATAGAATTGGAATCTTTAGAATTTCAAAACAAGGATTAAACATATCAAAATATGAGTTAGCAAATGCGAATCCTATATCAGATCCTCCATCATTTAATCTAACTATTTTTTCAAACTCTTCTTTAGTAGTTTGCTTTCTAAGAAATAAAACTGAGTTATTACTTCTTCCTCTATGTGGATGAGTAGATCTCCAATTTCCAGTCTTAGCATATATCATTTCATCATCTGTTGAGTCAACAATCATATTTAATGCTGATCTTCTAACTCCACCTGCAAGTACTGCATCTGCAGAATGACAAAGTATATCAAAAACGAGGATTGGTCTAATAATTTCTCCTTCTGTGTTCAACCAATTCTCAATAAGAGTTTCAATCCTTTCTAAGGATTGTTTTAATCCATCTGGACCCGGTGCTTTAAATCCACCAGAAATAAAAGATCCTTTTTCTCTGATAAGAGAATAATCAAATTTAATTTCGTATCCAGCATATTGTGGAAAAGGTTGTTTATCAACAAAATAAGATGACATTAAAACACCTAAAGCATTTGACCATTCTTCAATTGAATCATTGATAAAGAATGTTTTAGTACCTTTAGTTCTCTTTTTTATCCGAGATAAATTAGCAACAAAGGGTTTTAATAATCCAATACCTACTCCACAACCACTAAGTCCTAAAAAGAATACTTCTTGAAAGATCCTATTTCTGGCAGCATAAAGACTACTACAATTGTACATTCTAGCATTATTTCTTTCTATTTGTGGTGCTCGATACTGTAGACTTCTTTGAGAAGCTAATACTGTTTTATTTTTCATATAAGATAAAGCAAAGTCTAATTCTTTATCTATTTCTGTTACATTTTCATATTTTTTTCTGTGACCATCTACTATATTTTCACAAGCCTCATCCCATGTTTCAAACCGTTCATCTTCTTCACGCCATTTCAGATAATCTGAATATAGTTTTAAATCACTTAAAAATTGTTTTCCTAACTCCATTTATATTTTATTAATTATTTTAAAAAATTAAAGCCCACTGTAAACAATGGGCTATTTGTACTTAGCTAATGTGAGATATTTATTTCCCGGCCTTATCTATTTGAAGTGCCCTCTGATCACATGCATATATACTATATCTTATCAATTCTATTTAATACTTCTTGTTGTAGTTTATCCAACTTTAAAGATAAATATTTACTATCTTCTTTTGTTAATGCTTCCCTTACAAATGCTTGTAAAAGAAATAATTCTTCTAAAGTTAATTTAGTTAAATCCATTATTCAAATCTAATTAGGTAACATTTCCTTAAATTCTTTATATTATAAAGAGCATTATCTTCATCTTTAGCTAGTAAAGCTATTCCTAATTTATCCGATTTTGTGTTATAATACTTTGTTGTTTCTTCATTATCAAACACATAAACATTTAGATTTTTAGCTTTTGCTAATTCTTCTAACCATGGAAGGAGTTCTGTTGAAAGAGCAACTTCTTCTACATTTTGATTTTGTTCTATTTCTACCATTTTGATTTTAATCTACCATAATTTTCTACAACATCTCCAGCCAATTCTGGCTTATATTTTCTTAAAGTATTTTTTATAAATTCTTTAGAAGGATTACCTAATTTAATCTGGATTGCACGATATGTCAATCCTTCTTCTCTTAAACTTATAATTTTTTGTTCTAATTCATTCATAATTACTTCTCTGCGGATTAAAAAAGATTCGAACTCTTACCTACTAATTTTGAAGATTAGCGTGCTGACCATTACACCATTAATCCCTCTTTTTATTATCCTTCTATACCAATTTTATCTAACACTTCCTCAACTATAATAATCAAATTTTCCCAAGTATTCTCTCCAACCCAATATGCACCAGACTGTCCTTCCTCTACTCCATCATATACTTCAATCAAATCATCATATAATCTAATAGTCCATGAGCCATATACATACTCTCTTTCATTTTCTCCATCTACAAAACCACTTTCAATCAAATAATTTCTCATATCATTTTCATTTTTCGATAAACAAATATAATACATTTTTTGGAATATTTTTGCCAAATTTATATAAATGTAATAATTTAACTTCTATTATTGTTTATAATTAATAATTGTGATTGGAAAATAACAAATTATTAAGATTCATTCATCTAATTACTATATAAGATTCTAAAATATATTTATACCCAATTTTAGAATTTTTCTCCTTTATATATAGTATCTTTAGTGAATTATAAATATACATATTTGCGAATAGGTATCTCCTAAAAGAAGTGATTGCTTCTACTCGTAAGTATAAAAATTAACCTTTAAATATTTAAAAATGTTATTAGAACAAAAACAACCGACTGCTCGTATTGCAGTAAAGAAAAATGTACTTAAATTGTACAGTGTAAACAAACAAGATGTAAATTACTTACCAAAAGATGCAGAATTTGAGATTGAATTATATAATCCTTTACAAGAAACTATTCTTGCAAAGATTTCTCTAAATAATAAAGAGATAAGTAATGGAGGAATTATTCTTAGACCGGGTCAAAGAATATTTTTAGAAAGATATTTAAATGAAGATAGAAAATTTAAATTTGATGTGTATTCTGTTGAAGATACAGAAGAAAGTAGATTAGCAATTAGTAATAATGGTTT